CAGATCCAAAATTTACGGAAAAGCTTGGCATTGAAATTCCAGAGCCACCTGTAAAGCCAGAGCGTCCAAAGCGCGAGTACGTAGAGCCAAGCGCAGAGACGCTAAGAAAGCTTCTCGAGCTGCAACCTTACGCTCAGCAGGTTCGTGCTAACGGCGCTCGCTACCGCAAGGAAGCAGAAGAGTACACAGCGCTTCTCAACCACGCACACAAGGTTGAAGGCGTGACCTTGTACCGCCTAGCGAAGCGACTGGGAATTACTCACGGCGCGATTCGGTTTAGACTTGCAAGGTACGGATACATCAAGCCTAAGTCTGGCAAGAGCAAGGTTTACACTCCGATTATTAAAGATAACCGAGCTCTTTAATTTTCGGCGTGTTGGTTTGCAAACTTACAGAATCTGTGCTAATCTATATCTAACAGCAATCCGACGGGAGAGCTGGAGTATGGCAGAACAACGCTCGGGCACTCAGTCCAGCGGCGTAATGCACAGGCGGATCTCGCGATCAAGGTGCAACCTAAACGTCTGGTCGGCTAAGGGAGCTTACTGACAGCAAACTGAGAGGCCGTTCGGGTAAAAACCAATCCCGATTCTCACTCTTAACACCCCTGCAGAAATGCGGGGGTGTTATATTTTTACTAGTCAGCTAGTATCGTCTCTACTTATCACTGATAGACTTTCCCCGGGAGATATATCCTTAGGAATAATTTTGTCGTCTAATAACACTCCCGAATATAAGGTCATTGCAGACGAAATTGTCTCCTCTGACGAAGACATAGTTGTAAAAATAATCGGATCCATGTACAAGGACCTGATAGAAGAGCCTAATCGTTACATTACAGTCAGTGACCTAGAAGGGCTTAGTGCAGGACCAACCGGACCAACAGGCTCCATAGGACTTACCGGCGCTACCGGCGCTATCGGCGAAACTGGAATTCAAGGCGCCACTGGGCCAACAGGTTCCGCACCACTAGTCCCATTCTTTTCTGCATATAGCATCCAGGATCAGGGGCCTTTTACTGCAAACTCTATTCAAGCATTTACATACACAAATGTAGGCACGTCTAGAGACATAGCTCTTTCTAATAATTCAAGAATTGTTTTTGCTAGTACTGGAACTTACGATATTTCGTTTTCTGCTCAGCTGCATCAACTTCAGGGCGGGGCTATTGTCAACATTTGGATAAAGAAAAACGGATCTAACCTTCCAAATAGCAATGTTAAGTTGGCACTGACTGCAAATAACCCATATTTTGTTGCTGCTTGGAATTTGTTTGTTGATGTAACTACACCAAACGACTATTACGAGATTATTTGGTCTTCAGATAGCGCTAACACCAAAATTGAATACGAGCTTCCGACTGGCTCTGGAGCTACAGAACACCCGGCCGTTCCTTCAATTATTGTTACAGCTGTAAAAATTTCGTAGCAAAAACTAGTCAACAACACCCCTTTAGGGTTAGTTTAGTGCTATACTTTTTGCACTATCTCCTCTAGCTCAATGGCAGAGCGTTCGACTGTTAATCGAATGGTTCGTGGTTCGAGTCCACGGGGGAGAGCTAGCACAGTAGACTATTACGTATGGGCAAAAGCATTATGGAACAGCTCGCCCTCCTTCCAGAGGAGGAGCGTCTAGCAATTCTTGACGGGATGGATCCCGAGTCTCTGGTCTGGGACTGGTCCGTCTGGGCGCGTCCAGAGCAAAAAGCTCCCGATGGCGACTGGAACGTCTGGCTAGTTCTGGCTGGTCGTGGTTTCGGTAAAACCCGCCTTGCATCCGAGTGGGTCCGCGAGCAGGCCAAAGTTACAAAAGATGGACAGCGCCGCTTCGCGCTCGTTGCCCGTACCGCCGCTGACGTGCGTGACGTTATCGTTGAAGGTGAGTCTGGAATCATCGCCGTCTCCCCTCCTTCCGAAAAGCCTCACTACGAGCCGTCGAAGCGTCGCTTAACTTGGCCCAATGGAAACACTGCCACTCTTTTTACTGCTGACGAGCCTGACTCACTCCGTGGTCCGCAGTTCACGCATGCTTGGGGCGATGAGATTGCAGCTTGGCGTCAGACTCCAGATGCCGCAGGTATGACCGCCTTTGACAACCTTCGTGTTGGCACTCGTCTTGGTCGCAATCCGCAGATCATCTGCACCACCACTCCTAAGCGAGTTCCGCTGCTTTACAAACTTATTGAAGAATCCCGTACCGACAATCCGAACGGGGCAAAGGTTGTTGTTACCAAGGGTTCAACTTTGGACAATGCTGGAAACCTTTCGCAGGCATACCTTGACACAATCATGGGCGTCTACGAAGGCACGACGCTTGCACGTCAGGAACTTTATGGAGAGATGCTCGACGACATTGAAGGAGCACTTTGGAATGAAGAAATGGTTGAAGCGGCTAGACATGTGGCTTACCCTCCTGTTACTCCGCTACGTATTATCGGCGTGGACCCTTCTGTTGCTGAGAATCCCCGCGACGAATGTGGCATTGTTGTCTGCGCTGCGACTGCAGAACCAGACCTCTTTAAGCGCAATGCTTGGGTTCTTGAAGACGCTACAATTCATGGTTCCCCAGATACCTGGGCACGTAAAGTTGTGGAGATGGCTCGTAAGTGGGGTTGTCCCGTCGTTGCCGAAGTTAATCAGGGTGGCGCACTTGTACGCAACGCAATCAACTCAATCGACCCAACTATTAAAGTTCTTGAGGTTCACTCAAAGCATGGAAAAGCTCTAAGAGCTGAGCCTACAGTTCTAGCTTATGAACAACAGAGAGTTCACCACGTCGGCTATTTGCAAGACCTAGAGTCTCAAATGTACTCGTGGATTCCTGGCGAAGGAAAATCTCCTGACCGAGTGGACGCACTGGTTCACGCTCTCACAGCACTACTGATTAAGCCGCCTCCAGGGTTTAGCGGAGGAAAAATACGAGCAAAAAGCTTTGCAGACCGTAAGCTAGGAGTTACTAGTCCGAACAGCCGGCCTGCAGGCAGAATTTTTAGGGTAAGATAGTGACCAGAATCATTATGGACAGGTTTCCCTGTCACTTAGCAGCAATCGCTGCAGGAGAACTCGAAGACGTTTCGCAGCTGCGAAGCTACGAGCCTACTCCAGGGTCCAGATACTTAGAAGTTACAAGGGTGATAGTTACAGATGAACATGTCGTGGTCGCCAAAGACTCCTCTGAAGGTCCGCAGATCGTATTTCGAGAAGCATATGAGACGTTCTTTCCGTCTGAAGACCCTAAAATTGATTCTAGGGTTGTCACCAAGACGGGAAAAATGCTAGCATTCAAGAAAGATACTGGTTGCGGCTGCGGGTCTAGACTTCGTGGATGGAACCCGTATCAAACCTTGAATTCGATTAAGGACTAAAATGGATATAACGACAATTAACTTCGTGATTTTTGCACTTGCTGCATACAGAATCACTCACCTAATCACAACAGATGCAATTTTGGATGGTTTTAGAAATTGGATTTGGAAAAAGTGGTCTCCAACGACAAAAATTGGATATTTAATCACTTGTAATTGGTGCACTGGCTTCTGGGTGTCATTCGCGCTCGTTGCCGGAGCTTCAATCCTACCTCAATTTACCTTTGTGGTATCATTAATCATGGCCATTTCCGCTGTGGTCGGGCTTTTGTCCGCCTGGATCGAGCGGTAAGAGACAGGGAGCCCCGCCTTGGGTATTTTTAAGCGAGAAACGCCAAAAAATGAGCAAAAAAGCACCAACGTGCGTGCTTCTGCTCCTAAGAATGCTACTCGCGTGGCTCCAGGAGTCTCGATTGACTCTTTTGGCATTGTTTATGCCGAGCCTCAAGCATTTAACACCCCTCGCCCACTAACTGCAGCAGCAGCTCAGGTCAGACTAGACGACAGAAGTGAAGCGGAGTACTTCAAAGCTCGTCGAAATGCAGCCTCGACTGCTTGGCAGACTGAAGCATGGGAATACTACGACGCAATCGGTGAAGTTAAGTACGCTTTTAACTTAGTTGCGTCTGTTGTATCTCGTATTCGCCTCTATGCAGCTGCAGTATCTAACCCTGCAGAGGCTCCAGCTCCTATCGACTCGGTAGAGGCTATCGATCCACGCCTTGCTGCAGCTGCACAGCGTGCGCTTGACCGTCTTAGCTCGGCTTACGGCGGTCAGCCAGGTCTTCTAAAGGACGCCGCTCTCAACCTGCAGGTTACTGGAGAGTGCTACCTAGTTCAGATTCCAGAGCGCCTTGGTTCCGGGCTTCCAGAGTCATGGGACATCCGTTCCGTTGACGAGTTGCAGGTAGACGCCAAGGGTAACTACATCATCAACCCACGTCGTGATATTTCCGGTGGAACTTCCATTGCTTCTAGCATGTCTACTGGAAACAAGGACGTAGTTCGTCTTCCAAATACTGCCTACGTTGGTCGTATTTGGAGAGCACACCCACGCTACAGCCAGGAAGCAGACAGCTCGCTACGAGGTCTACTTGACCTTTGCGCTGAACTGCTTCTCCTCAACAGAACATTCCGTGCAACTGCACGCTCTCGCCTCAACGCTGGTGCCCTTTATCTTCCAGACGGTCTTTCAGTCGCTGCGTCTCCCGATCCTGACTATCCGTACGATGAAGAGGGTAACTACAACGAGCAGTACAACCCAGAGGAAG